TTCAAAACATGGTGTTTAGAGATCGTACTAGAAATCTTACTGTTCAGATGGGAATATGCTAGATCAACTTTAGGAACTCGAACAAAATCAAGAACTACTTTCTTCATGGTACAAACGCTGTTGATTGTTGCCGGAAGCTCTACCTCCGCGCGAAGCGAGGAGTCCAAACAATGAGCAGCCGTCACAACATAAATTTGGCGAACGTTGTTTTTAACACAGGCAACCAAAGTACAAGAGCCTTCCAAATTAGGGGCAGTAAGTTTAAAAGAAAATTTGCCGTCTGGTATTTTTGGTATTATAGCTTTTGACTCGAAATTGTTTTTAGGCACCCATTTCACCGAAGGTTCTTTGATGGTTTCTGACTTCATAACGTTTTCAGAATTTTTCGGCGCAGGTTCATTCTGGACTACATCTTTTGGAATTTCATGCACAAAGGAACAAGGACCCTTACAAGTACCTTTCAAGTAACGGATACAAATTTGCTTTTGAGGATGAATGTACGGGCATGAACTCTTACCACAACGAGCAGTGTGAAGAAACCGATGACAATATCCGCGAGGAAGACGGCCGTCAACTGAACCACTCTGATCATCCACCTGACTAGGCTTCTCGGTGACCGACTGATCAACCTCAGGAACCACTGAAAATAAAGCTTTTGGTTGCACGTCTACCGACGTGACCGGCTTTTCTACAAGAATTGGTGAAGTCGAGGGAAGGTTGTAAACAAATGAGTGATCTTCAAGTTCAACGATTTTATCCTTCCCTTTGTCTTGTTTTGCCTCAGGTTCAGAGGCCTTTTTTAAGACATCTGCCAAAACTGGCTGCAGAGCGACCACGGACGATCCGACTTTACCTTCAACAACATGACTTTCACGACCGCGATAAACCATGTCTGACGTGTGAATATCTTGGCCGGCGGGGACAACCACGGAACCATATCTACTAATATATACGGTCGAATCATCAATTGTATCTTGGCCACGGTGATCATTGCGATGACCACCTTTTCGGATTCTTGGGCCTTTCGCTTTGTCGTCCTCTTCCCATTGTTTCAAACCTTTCTGATAATCCTTCCACTGACCATCATCTACACTATTGATCCAATTTTGAATATGCTCATCATCACAATCACCGAACCGATGAGTTCCACCACAAAGGAAACACGAGGCAAAATCTTGCTCATTAGGATCGTAAACAAACAAATTTTTACTGTAGAGATCCTTGACAAATCGCCTAGCGGCTTGAGGGTTCATCTTCGTGGCTGTAATCGTTTTCAAGCGGCGGCCCTCTTCGTTAGACTGGTGCTTTTGATCATGCAATAGCTTAAGCGCGGAAAGCCTATTGCTTAAAACCGCGGCGCGAGCCTTACGATAACGTAAATAAAGCATGGTAATGAACAAACCAATCATAATAATCGCGACTAAAGCGGCTATCCAAGTAATGTAGCTTCGACCATATGACACCGTAGTGACGAAGTCTGTGGGAACAACTCTTTTCTGTTTATCGGTCAAAGCCAAGAAAGAAAATGCTTCAACTCTAACAGTATCGATGGCGGTAAGCAGGTCTGCCTTAACATAAGTCACATTGTTGATAAAATGAATTCTCCAAGCAGATTTTTTCATTGACTGACGAACCTCCTTAGTGAACTCC